CGGCAGTCTCCTTCACGTGGGGTCTCTTGAGCGTCGATACATTTCGACGGCCAAGTACTGCCACTTTCGCGCCCCGTTTGATGGGCAATCTCGCGGCGTATCGCCCGGGTTGTGCGTCACCCGGTCACATTATATGAAAGACGAGGCCCAGTTGCCGGGCCGAGATCATGGGGAGTCGTCTGGCTTAGTTGCCTCGCGAAAACCGTGCCCCGTGGTGTCGAGCCACCTCCCGGCTGAGGCTAGGCGGGTGGAGGGTCGTCTTGAAGCATTAACTAAAACAATCTTAACTTATAAACCATGTCAAATAACCTATTTCTGTCCTCGACTCACGCTGTTCGATATCCTTATATTGGAGGTCTTCAGCTGTTACCCATTGTGGCTCGTTCTTACTTAGTTCCCGCCATCGCCGGCTCTTTAGTATCGTTTAGCGTCTCCGCTTCGTCATCGTACTCCGCTTCTCGTCTTGGCACCCTTTTACGTCGTACCTATGTTGCCGACCCGTCCCAGTCGGCCGCAGCCGCCAATGTAGCCGCAGCGCGTCAAGCGTCCCCAGACTTGCTTGCTATCCTGCTTGACTTAGCCAAGCCTATCGACCAGCGTGCGCGCGCACTGCACGGTGTGGTCGACCGTCCTGTCCGTTCGGCTATATTGGTGGTGGCCTCGTCGACGGCGGACACCGCCGCCGATGTTGCCCATAAGTGTCGTATCGTGTGGATCTTGGACCAGCTCTGTCTTCTTCGGCCTGATCTCACACCTATCGTAGGGCCCACTGTCTACAGCTCGCTTGCCGACGCTATTGACCGTCTTTCTAAGGTTAATAATGTCGCGTGGGACGTCGCGGAGCTTATCTCCGTTCTTAAGACCTATCTTACTTGGGAACTCCAACTTACTGATGATTTGTATAAACTAGGCATCGAACCTCACGAGGTCGTCGATGTTCTTTCTCGTCTTGAGCGTATAAAAATGAAGAATCGTGAACTCTCTTCCAAAGCGGCAGATAAGAAGACCCTTGCTGATATAACCCCGAATCAATGGCGTACTCAGCAGGATCAGTTCGCCAGAGAGATCGCTGGTTTACATACCCCACTCACTTCCGTGATAACTCTACGGTTATCGCAGGTCCCTTCGATGATATTGGAACGTTTTGTGGACAAAGATGCGTCTTTGTTGGACCCTAAAGCTCGCGCCGCTGCGCTTGCGGCGTTCAAAAAGACTCTCATCCCGTTAGCACGGAAATCTACCGTTAGTGACCCTTTTGATCTCAAGAAACACTTGTCGCCAATCGCGTAACGCCACGTCGCTCGTGGATTGCTCGACAGTGGCTGGCTCAGTACGATGAGTCTCGGCCTCGGATGGTGGCGCAGCAACCTTTTCTAGGGCGTGCTCTGCGCGCCGCAGCGATTAAGTCGGCGCGTTCTGTGGCTACAGTGCGTACTGGTGTCTCTACTGGTAAGGATACTTTGGTGACGACCCTTCGAGCCCTGCATTTTGGGGTCGTTAAAGCCGTCGAGCGCGTCGACTCTGTTCCAGGAGCACAGCTTCGCAATCCATCACCTTTCACCCGAACGCGTAAATTGCCTCTCCCACAGACCAAGGTATGTACTTTCTTGGGAACATGGCCGTTTAAAGTTGGAAGTCAACCAGCTATCGTGCGACGTACGACAAAGTCCCTCTTTAAGTGGTGGTCTAGTCCGGCCGGTGCACCGTACCGTGCGACATGTCCGGATCCACGTAACTATTTTCTTGTCAACGGGTCTTGGGCTGCGAATATGCATGTACTTCGCGCGTTTGCGACACCTTCTGATGCGACCGTTACTCGTGCGGAGCTATTACGGTGTCTCTCTTTCGTACACACATTGAACATCCCTTTTATGCGTAACCCTAACCGGGTCGATCTTGACAATGTTCAAATCACCCCAACCACGTACCCGGGTTTCATCACTCGTGCTGTGATGTCTCACCTATTTGGCAAGAAATCCGTTTCTAAGGGTGCCGTCCTTTTAGCGTGTGCGCGTGCGGCTCACTGGCTGGATGAACGCATCAGGGTAGACGGCTTCTTAGGTGTGACACCCATGGCGTGTGGTGGACGTGAGAAGCTTAACAACATCGATTCTCATATCATGAGTCACAAAGATCTCAAGAGTCGACTTGTGTTGATGCCCGAGCTTATTAGCGAGCTTGTTCAGATGGCATGGTCGCAGATGTTTACCGTGGTTGTCTACGCCGCTTCTACTCCTTTCACTTGGGGTCATCGCATGACGTCTGGCGGATGGACTAAGGTGTTCGACCCGTTCATAGGCTGTGAGACAATACTTGAGGGTGATTTTCGCGGATGGGACAGCACCATCAGTGAAGATCATATTGTCGTCGCGTTGTCTCTGCTCCGCATGTGCTGGCCTGATAGTAAGCGCGCCGACAATATGTTTCTCTTCGCTGCCGCTAACTTGATCCATAAGATTGTCATTACGCCAGGGTCATACCTATTTCGCGTTTCTAAGGGTATACCGTCTGGCTCATGTTGGACGTCTATCGTTGGTTCAGTCATCGACTGGATGATATGGGTCGATGTTATCTTGCACAATCCTCAGTTCCGCGCTGCTGGTGTTAAGGTCAAGGACGCCGTGTTTCGGATTGGGATCGACGATTTCCTTGTCGGGTTTCGGCAACCCCTTGACTTTGATTGGGAGCTTGTCCGCCAGTGGATCAACGCGCGGCACGGAGTAGAGCTTAAGGCAGGGTTTGGGCCTAAGATCCTCTTTGCTGATCGTCCTGAGGACTGTGCCTCATTCTACAAGGTAGTCCTTTATCGTGGCGCCCCGGATATACGTCCAGCTGACTTTTGGGAGCAGCTGGTCGTACCTGGGACTACTCTCACGGCTACGTTTGAGTATATCTCCTATTTATCTGCACGTCTTCAGTCGCCACCTGGCGCATCTGCCATGGTTGGTATGCTGGCATCTATATTTGCGTTTGTTCAAGCCATGCGTGCGGATATATCGCCATGGTTTGACGAGCCTTATGCACAATGGCATCTGTGGGACCATAGCTGGGGGGCCTCCGAGGAGTTCTCGGTCGCTGTCGATCGTTGGTGCTCCACTCACTACGATCACAGCCGCCGTATCGCCGCTGAGCTGAGATGGGCTCAGTGGCTTCGCCGTAAGTGGGCTAATATATTCATCGACGACGATGGGCGTTTAGCCTCGTCCACCCAGGCCCGGACGTCTGCGTGCGACACCTTACGGCGCGCCGCTTTTCTGCAAACACCGTTATCGATAAAACAGGCACGATACCTGTATAGCGCGAGCTATGTAAAACGAAGTGAC